ATCCTGCAGTTGACGCGCTGACTCGCAATAGCTGAAAAAATATCCCTCGCGCCCTTCCGCTGTTGATTCCAGCGTTATCTGATTACCTAGCCCAACAGCCTCAAACGCGCCGGTGACGATCTCTTGTGCTTTGTGTGGGAACTGGCGGCATATCTTACCGAACTCCGATACGTGCAGGCGCTGCAGCGTGCCGCCACGATAAGACGTGCTGACCCGAATGCTTGAGCCATTATCGAAGCCGTAAGCACCGCTGCCGCTTTTATCGCTCGACGGCTTAGGAAACCTCAAGCCGATCATATCGAAGATGGCGAGCCATGCATCGCTGACATTTTGGTATGCAAACGTGATCTTGTTGCGGAATATATCCTGTGCGTCATCGAGCTTGTGACAGATGCAGCCAGCGCTGAAATTATCGATGAACAAGCAGTCATCCAGGGCGTCGATCATTTCAAAGGTCGTGAAGCCAAGCTGCCGGGCTTTCAGGATAATGTCGCGGCAATGCCGGTTGATATAACGCTCTCTCTGCGCATCGTTCGGTGTGAACACCTGAACGCGACCATCCTTATCTTTGATCTTGTACAGCGCGCAGATACGAAACCACTTGAGCGCCAAGGCCTCGACTAAATCAGCCTTTTCAGTCAGCCGACCTTTCTCAAGCGCTCGCAAATACGCATTGGCGCGTTTAACTTCTTCCGCCCTGGTCATCGTTCAGAACGCACCTCTGCTAGCAAGTCTCCTAGGCTCTTGCCAGTAGAAACCTCTACCTTGTCCTTGAATGCCTGAACCTCAACGTGGCGACCAATCAGCTCTAGGTTCTTCAGCTTATCTGGCATCTTGATTTTACGAACAATAGTTTCAATGTCTCCAGTCATCAGCGTATTGATATCCAAGCCACTGATAGACGTTCGCCAGACTTTGGGCCACTGTTTTACTGGCAAGGGGGTGCCGTCATCATCCAACAGGTCAGCAATGTCCAGTTCGTCAATGGACTTAAGGCGACCCAGCATCCACTCAGCATCAATGCCGAACGATTTATCAGCCGCTTCTGACGCCTTATGTTGAAGCTCATTTACCCTTAGTGCGACATTAGTGTTTTTAAGCAGGGTGGCGGCATTGACATTTACTGTCTGACTGCTCTTTGTCTTAGTGCTATACGCCTTGCGGTACGCCTCGCTCGCGTTGCCAGTCAAGACGTAATGCTGGGCGAATGCTTCTTGCTTTGGACTTTTCAGCTTCGCCATAAAAAAAACGCCACCATCACTGGTAGCGCCTCCATAAATAGATGCCGGACGCTTCACAGCGTGCGGCGGGTGTCGGTAGTGTCGGCGGTGCTTCACAGCATGGCGTGACTACCTCCCCCATCTAACGGTCAGGGGTATCCGAGACGGATCACCTCCTACGTGGGTGGGGATTCGGTGCAACGCTTCACAGCGTGGCGTGTCGCTTCACAGCGAGAACTTTACGGATTGCGTCTCACATCGGCGTCTCGGTACAGACCGGATTGCATAGCGGTTTGCTCTACTTTCCCTTGCTGCCACGTTTTGAGACCTTTATCGACGGTGCGGCCAGCAACATAGCCGCCAACGCCCAACGTCATTAAATCCCATAGCCGCTCAGGTAGCGGTAGCGTCAGGCCGACGCCAAACATCGCCCCAAGGTATGGTGCAATCAGGTAGTTGTTACCGATGATAGCGACGATCACTAGCATCAATACGGGACGCCAGTTGCGCTGCGCCCAGCTCTCGCCCTGCGCCTCGGCCAAGATGATCTGCATTTGAGCCTTGAGCAGCGAGTCTTGCGACTCGATAAGCTGGGACTGGATCTCTTGCTTTAAGCGGTTGGCCTCGTCTTTATCGGTTACCGCTTTATCGATCACGCCGAACAGTGGGCCAGTGATAGCGCCAAGCGCTTTAGCAACCAGATTCATTTCTTGGCACCCCTCACGCGGTCAGCCAGGGCCAGGAGCATTAGGTCGATACTGCGCGGGCCCGCCCAGCCGCATACCGCTGCCACGGCAGACGCAGGCCAGCCGGTCAGGTCGAAATAGAGATTGATACCGGCAGCGATAGTAATCATCACCACCAGTGCCGGAGCATCCAGCCACAAGCGACGCGTGAAGAAACGCTCACGCTCACCGCTCTTGACCTCGTGCGCGATTTTAGCGAGTAGACCCATAACGACTGCTACCGACGTACCCAACGCCAGCAGCACCTCCTGTATCAGCCCGGTATTTCGCCATGGCATTAGGCAACCTCAGTCTCAATTTCGGTGTATAGGGTCGCGACTAAGCGGTCGGCGTGGTCGCTTTCCACCTCGTTGCGCAGATTGACGACGCGCTTAAACCACCCGTAGGCGAAGTCCTCTTGTCGTTCGTCTCGCTCAGCCAGCCCGCGACAGAAGGCGATGCGCACACCGTTGATAGATTCTGCCAGCACGTACAGTCCAGCGCCGCCACGCGCCTTGCGGTAATCGGCAAGCGCGTTCAGCGTGACAGGCCCCACGGCACCATCCACATTGAGATCAGGAAACAGCTTGCCGCGACTATTCAGCACGTTAAGCGTGCGCTGCAGCTCTTGCGCCGCTCGGCCTGGGCCAGAGTTAACGCCGAAGTCAAACAGGTATTCTGCCAGCGTGGCGCTGATCGGCGCGATGCGGTCGAGGCGAATGCTTGTCCAGTAGCGTGCTTCATAGATACGCACGGCCAGTGACTTCGGCAGGCTGCGCATATCACCCTGGTAGCCGTTCTCACGCGCTACCGCGACAGTGATGCCGTAATTGGTCGGGCCGCCACGATCAGACGGGTGATTGACGTAGCCACCCTCTCGATCCATGACCGAGGCGACCAGTCGTTGCTTGAGGGAGGTAGTCATCAAATAGGCTCCAGCGCCTCACGGCGGGGGAAAACAGAAAAGCCCCACCAGAACTGGCAGGGCCTTAAACGAAAACGCCCCGGCTCAAAGCCAGGGCGCAGAATTCGATAGTGGGATTATTCTGGTTCAAAATGCGGCAGAGCGCAAGTTATGCGGCCTTGGCGCTTGTGATTAGCGCTGCCACCGGAGCCAATGCCTCGCACTCCCAGCGGTCGAGCGTGTCAAGCAACTTATCCCAGACGCCGCCCCACGTTGAACGGTCGCGCCTACGCCAGTCTCTTGTATTCACCTCTTCCCCATGCTCCATCTCAATCCAGGCGGCAATCCTGCGCGGGTTATGCAGCCCCGGCCGGTTATACGGGTACGTCGTCTCGGCGTGGTGGTGAATTGCTGCCGACACAATCCAGCGTAGTTGCCGCGCCGCTTCTGCGGTCGGGTATTCGCTCTGCCCCTGCCCTGGCAACCGCATCTGCATGCCGACGTGCATCAACGCGGTGTGCAGCCACTCACGATCCTCTGCTAGCTCATCGCGTGTAAACGGGCCGAAGCAATAGCGGGCCAATGCCTGCAGGTGCTGCGGCAAGCGCTCAACGACGCTAATAACCTGCCCCGCTTCCAGGCCATGCACTATCCGCCAGTCGTTGTTATTGCGCTGTGTCGTCTGTATCTGCGCACCCATGCGCGCTATCTCTGCCGCGTGCTGCATCACGCTGCCACGCTGTTCATGGTAGCAATCAAAGATCATCTGCCGTGCCGAGCCGTAACGCATCCTTACCCCCTGCCGTTGCGCATTTGTTGCGTTTTCATTGCGTTATTGCGGATTTGTTGCGTTTTGTTGCCTGCCGCGTTGCGCGTTCTTCTTCAACTACTTCATTCCAAACGCTTTTTATCCTCTCTGGCGTTGCGTGCGGAAACTTCTTTACCCATTGAGCGTGTACTGCCTTGCGCTGCGCTTGTGGCACATTGAGCATTTGCCGAGCGATGTGCTTCACCTCGCACTCACGCGCCCATTCATGCCATTTGGGTGGGTAGCCATTCTCGCCACCTAGCCGGCGACCGTCTGGCCACTGCGTCGGGCGCTCAAGCACTACCCACCTCGTCGATCGTCACCAGGCACCCGCCACCCTTTGCGTTTTCTCCCCGTATAATCGTCAGCCGGTCTATCTGCTCGTCATCTACCCACACCTGGGCATGTGTCAGCGCATCTAGCAGGGCTTTGCCGCCATAATTGTCGATGTCGCGCTTGCGGCGATCCGGTGGGTAAAGTGTCACTCGAACCGATAGGCGCCCCCGTAGAGGCGCGTCGTCATACTGCTGGCCGACCATTTCACCTACTAAGCGGCGGAACTCACGGCCACGCTTTGACAGCAGCGTACGGCCTCGCATGTTGCGCCACACTGTGTTGGTGGAGGGCGGCCAGGGCAGCGTTAGCTCAATCATTCCTCGTCCTCCAGCGGCTCGCCCTGGTCATCCAGGCCTTTGAAAATGAATGCGGTGAACGCGATCAACACCGCAGCGCCAATGCCTAGCAAAGCGGGGATAATCCAGATGGTCATTTGGTAGCTCCTACTAATCCGCGTCTTGTTAGTACATCGAGCGTCAGCACAATGGCGCGATCTAGGCGGGCGCGACGCTGCTCCTGTGTTAAGTGCCTGCCGTTATCAATCTCATGGTGGCAAGGCGGGCAAATCGCAGCACACAAGCTATCTGATGCCTTTTGTCCCATACCACGGTCTTGGTTGCTGTGGGCGGCTTGTACGCCCCAGCTTCCGCATAGGACGCAATGCTCGATCTCGTGCACGGCAGATAGCCATTTCCGCGAGCGGTAGGGTTTTGTTTTAAGCATCACGCGGCCCTCGCTTCTTTGTAATCCTGATATTCTCTTAGCGCTGGCTCCGACCAGTTCACGCCGCTAGCAGCACCCAGCGAATACAAAAACTCGATAAAGTCGGACGTGTCTTTAACGCCCCATTGGGTGGTTGATGGCCGAATGGATATGCGCTCGCCTGTCATGGGGTCGATCTCTGTGCGCGGCGGTCTCCGCAGCGGATCACCGTTCAGCTCACGCTCTTTGGCAAACCAAATAACCAAGAGCGCCTTACAGGTTTCGGCGTCGTATTTAGAGAGCGCGACTCGCTTGCCGGGCATAGTGATAACGGCCTGCTTGTTCAGGTCGCCAATCATTGCGTGGAATTTGGCGTTTGATAGGCTCCCGCGCTTGCTCTCTTGATGCTTCAGTGAGACCTCTACAGGAGCGCGATGAATGCCTCTACCGATTGCACTAGTGATGCGGGCCAATACACCTTGAACCTCGTCGGAGGTTCGAATGGTGTAGGTAAGTGGCTTACCCATGCTCCACCTCCAGCTCTTGCTCTTCGACGTTTAAGTCATGATCGTCAATGCGAATCAGCCAGTCCTCGCAAGCCAAGTTTGGAATAGGTTTATCTAGCCGCCATGCTGGATTACCATCAAAAAAATGGTCTTTGTCTTGAGCGCGCTCAGTTGCTTTCATCACTTTGCCGATCATGCTTCTGTCTTTATTCGCATTCACGACTAGGGCTAAGCACCCCGGCTCAATAGGCTTCATAGCTCACCCCGCTTGCGTAGAATCGAGCGGTGCTGCCAGACCGTGTTGAGGGCTAAGCCCCACTTGGCGGCCACGACCTTTCCTTTCGTCTTGGTCTTGAGATCGGCAACATAATCAGCATTGCCGAGAATGGATGGACGGCTCTTGCCCCCAGGCAACGGCTCTGGCTGTGATAGCGCTGCCGTCATTGGTTTGTCGTATTTAGTTAGCCGCATGACGCACCCCCAATCCATGCTGTAAACCGATCCATAAACCCAGGCTTGGCCATCGCCTTAAGGTCGCCTGCCGTGTAATACCGCTCGCCATCGGGCGTTGAGCATTTCACGTTACCGTTGCCGTATTCGATGCGAACGACGATGCCTTTGGCGCGAAGCTGGGCGCGCTGCTTAATTGAAAGGGTCATAGTTGGCCGCCCCCGTCTGTTGTGAGGTGAAAGCGAGGTCGCTAAAGGTGAACCAGCGAAGATGCCCGGCAGCGCGAACGGTGCCGATGTTGCCGCCACGGTGCTTACGAACGATCAGCTCAGCGATGCCTTCGTCTGGCGTTTGCTCGTTGTAAACTTCATCGCGGTAGAGCATCACGATCTTGTTCGCGTCCTGCTCGACACTTCCCGATTCGCGCAGGTCAGCCATGAGCGGGCGCTTGTCAGGGCGCGTTTCTACGTTACGGTTAAGCTGGGATAGCAGCAGAACGGGGCAACCAAGCTGCATGGCGAGCATCTTCAAGGCGCGGCTGTATTCACCCACCTCGATAGCGCGGTTGGCGTTACGATTGCCTTTGGAGCCCACCAGTTGGAGGTAGTCAACAACAATCAGGTCAAGCGGCTTGCCCTGGTGAAGTGAGCGACACTTGGCGGTGATTCCCTCAATATCGAAAATGTTATCGAAGCAATGCAGGTCAGCCGCCTTGAGCGCTTTAACCGTCTCGCTGATATTTTGATAGAGACGGTCATCATCCCGCGCCGGGGCTGCGTAGCGGTCGGCAAACACTTTGCCACCCTGGCAAAGCATCCGGTCGAACAGTTCGCCTGTGTCCATTTCCAGCGAGAAGAACGCAACACGCTTGCCCGCGACGGCATTGAGGCGGGCAGCTTGAAGGGCCATGGCGCTCTTGCCCATAGCAGGCCGTGCCGCCATCACCACCAGCTCACCGGGGCGCATGCCATAGCTGAGGTTGTCGAGGTCTTTAACGCCGAATGTCAGGCCGATGTGAGAGGCTTTGCCTAGCATCCGGTCTTCAAGCGCCATGATGCGCTCGTCGATAATGTCCCGATTTGTGCGCTCTGCCTTGGGCGCATCGTCTTCAACACCCAGCAGAAGCTCACGGGCATAATGAAGCAGCATATCGGCGTCATGGTCAGAGTCGGCTAACGCTGCAAGGCCAGTAGCCAAGCGACGGCGGCGCGCCTTACTACAGATAACCTCAGACCACGCGATGACCAGCTCCGGGCTTGTGCTGTAGCAC